TCAGCGCGCGCCCAACGCCGTCGCCCGCGCCAGCATCCGTGCGATCTGCGTCTCTGACCGCAACAGCCCCTCGGCCCCGCCGTCCACCGTGACGTTGACCGTCACCCCGGCCGCGCCGCCCATCGGCTCGATCGTCCCGGCGCCCGCCGGACGGAACACCTCCGGCCCGCGCTCGCCGACCAGATAGGCGCCGCCGCCCAGCACCGGACCCCCATCCGCCCGCGCCCCGCCGAAGCCGCCCAGCGCCGCCGCTATCGCCCCGCTCAGCCCGCCGCCCCGCGCGCCCGCCGCCGCATTGACCGCATTCAGCACCGCCCGCGCCAGTTCCGCCAGCGTCACCTCCCCATCCGCCGCCGCCCGCGTCAGCGACCGCGTCAGGCTGGCCCCCGCGCGCCCGAAGGCGTCCTCGATCGAGGCCGCCGCCCGTTCCGCCGGTTCCTTCAGCGCCTCCAGCGCCGCCGCAGCCTCCGCCGCCTTCACCGGCACGGCGTCGATCCCGTCCGGCCTGAAACCATCAGTCATCCGGCCACATCTCCTGCATCCGTTCCAGTTCGCCGCGCCCCAGCGGCGCCGCCTGAACCGGCCCCGCCGTCAGCATCCGCCACTCCTTCAGCGACAGGCGCCAGAACCCTTCCGGCCCCACGCCCATCCGCGCCGCCGCCTGCATCATCTCCGCCCATTGACGGCCTTGGGGCGTCATCAGGCCGCCGCCGCAAAAGCCTTCGCCACCGCCTCCGCCGCCTCACGCGGATCGACCGGCGCACTCGCCAGTTCATCCGCCAGAGCCCCCTCGCCGCCGCCCCGCAACAAGGCCGCCAGCACCACCATCAGATCCCGCGCCGACAGCGAGTGCATCCGCTCGGCCAACGCCGCCATCCCGGCGACGCCCAGCCCGGTCTCGATCTCCGCCAAAGCCCCCAGCGTCAGACACAGCCTCCGCTCCGCCCCCGCCAGCCCTGCGACGACCTCGCCCCGCACGCCGCTCACCATCACAGCGCCGAGAACGTCACTTCGCCCGCGCTGGCCAAGCTCAGCGCAAAGCTGGCCTCGCCCTCATGTTCGCCCGCATATTCCAGCGCCGCGACCAGAAACGGCCCCTCCAGCACGCCGAAGTCCGGCACGATCAGCCGCCACGTCTTCGCCGCCTGCTCAAAGAAAGCCTCGCGGATCAGGGCGTCCGAAGCCGCGTCGCGGAAAATCCCCTGCCCCGACACCGCAGCCGACTTCACGCCCGCCCCCGCCAGCAGTTCGCGCCAGCGTCCGGCGCTGTCGCTGTCGGTCGCGTCCACCGTCTTGGCGTTCAGCGAGATCGCCCTCGCCCTCAGTCCCGCCACCGTGGTGAAAGCGCCGCCCGCGCCCTCGACCTTCAGCAGGATGTCCTTGCCCCGTTGCGCGCTCATCTCAGATTTCCTCCGTCACGGCTCTCAGCCGCATCACCGCTCACGCCCGCTTCAGGTCCGGGCTGCGGAACAGGTCCGTAAACGTCACCGCCACGCTGACCGCCTTCACCCCGTCCGCTTCCAGCAGCGCATCGGCGAGCCGCGCCCGCACCGCCGCCGCCACGGCCCGCGCCTCCTCCAGCCCCCTGAACCGACTGGCGCAGGTCAGGGTCAGCCGCTGCTCAACCCCGCCGCCGTCGGCGTTCAGCGGCCGGCTCTCGCACCGCCCGATCACCAGATGCGGAAACCCCGCCCCGGACGGCGCTTCGTCCCACACCCGCACCGGATCGCCCAGCAGCGCCTTCAGCGCCCCATCGCCGCCCAGATACGCGATCAGCGCCTTCACCAGCGCCCCTTCATGATCCTTCATCGCATCCGCTCCAGGTCCAGCCGCACCCGGCCCGCCGCCTTCGGATCGGCCTCGATCCCGACCACGGCCCAGTCCGCTCCGCCGAAGCGCGCCACCAGCCCCTCTTCCAGGCGCGGATCAGCCCGCACCGTGGCGCTCAGCGTCTCCACAGCCCGCGTCACGCCCGCTTCCGTCCGCTCGCGCCGCCTGCGCGCGCCCAGCGCCAGCCACAGCGATCCCACCGGCTCATAGCTGACAACCTGCCCGCCATAGGGGGTCTGCGCCGTCACCGGCCGCACCAGCGACGCCACCACCTTCATCGCGCCCGCGCTCACAGCCGCACCACGCGATAGGGCGCGATCCACCCCTCAATCGGCGCCGCCGACATCTCGCTCTCGCCGCGCTCAAAGGCGCGCATCACCAGCATCATCACCGCCAACCTCAGCGGCGCCGGCGAGGTCGAGGTCAGGCTCAAGCCCGCCTCCCCCTCCACCCGCGCCCTGGCCGCGTCGATCAGGGTCTGGATCAGCCCATCCTCCGCCTCATGCTCGACGCGCAGGAACAGCTTCGCCTCCGCGAGGCTCACGGGTGCGCTCATTCAAATCTCCAATGTTCTGCTGCCTTCTCCCCTTGGGGGAGAAGGTGGGCGCCGGAGGCGCTCGGATGAGGGGAAGGGTTCAACAGACGACCGGCTGACCGAGAGCGCGCAGCCCCCGTCCCCCTCATCCGTCTCGCTGCGCGAGCCACCTTCTCCCCCGCAGGGGAGAAGGAAGCCCGTCATCGCCCTTACGACGCCGCGAACTTCATCAGCTTGATCGCATCGAAGTTCTGCACCCCGCCGCCGACCCGCTTGGTCGTGTAGAACAGCACATAGGGCTTGGCCGAATAGGGGTCGCGCAGCACCCGCACCCCCGCCCGATCCACGATCAGATAGCCGCGCGAGAAATCGCCGAAGGCGATCGACAGACTGTTGGCCGCCACATCCGGCATGGTCTCGATCTCAGTGACCGGATAGCCCAGCAGGCTCGCCGTCTCGCCCGGCCGCGTCGCCGGCGACCAGATGTAGTTCCCGTCCGCGTCCTTGAACTTCCTCACAGCCGACACCGTGCGTCGGTTCATCACGAAACGCCCGTTCGGACGGTACTGAGCCTTGGGCGCATAGATCAGATCGATCAGCTTATCGACCGGACTGGCGCTGGCGAAACCGCCCGCCGCCCCCGACATCACCGTGCCGATCTGGCCCCAGGTCTGCGTCCCCTCATCCGCCGTGTCATAGGCCAGAAAGCCCTTCGGCTTGTTGACCCCGTCGCCGCTGACGAAGGCCGCCGTCTCCTGCGCCGCGAAGGCGTCCTCGACCTCGGCCGCCAGCCATTCGTCCAGGTCGATCAGGGCGTCGTCCAGCAGGCTCTGCGTCGCCGCCGGACAGGCGTAGAGATCGGCCGACGAGAACTCCAACAGCGCCAACGTCGCCGGGTCCGTCTCGGGACGGGCCGCCGTCTCGGCGACCCAGCCCGCCTGCACGCCCGCCGTCGACACCGGCTTCCTGAACACGCCCGAACCGACGGTCCGCACCGTGGCGATCTCGCGCATGGGGCTGCCCGCCATCAGGCGTCGCTCAATCGCGCGCTCCGTCTCCGGCGGCACGACATAGCCCGCCGAGTTCGACGCCGACGACAGCCCCGCCTTCAGCTCCAGCCCATGCGAGGCGCCTGATTTCATATACCCGTCCCACGCCGCCTTGGCCTCCGGCGCCGCAACCACAGCGTGCGGCTCGGCGCCCAGCATCGGACGACGGCTCTCGCTCAGCGCGCGATCCATGCGCGCCTGCGCGCGGGCCACCGCCTGATCGATACGCGCCACCTTCTCCTCCAGCAGCGCATCGGCCGAGGCCTTCTTCTCGATCTCGTCCAGACGGGCGTCATTGGCCCCTTTGAACGCCTCGAACGCGGCCATCATCTCATGCATGGCGGCGCGCGCCTCGGGCGTGCCCGAGACGGTCTTGGTCTCTTTCATGGTCTCTCCGGAAAAATGCGCGACCGTCCTGCGGCGCGCCGTCAAACCGGGCCAGGCCCGGAACTGCCTTACCCTTCGCGCACCGGTTCAGGCGTGGTAGCCTGCCCCTTCAATGCTGGAAGGATGGATGTTGTCGGACGATCGCCTGCTCGCCTCGAGGTTCTGAACGATGCAGATCGTCTTCCTCTACGGCCCTGCGGGCGCGGGCAAGCTGACCATCGGCCGCGAACTGGCGCGCCTGACCGGCCTGCCGCTGTTTCACAACCATTTCGTCGTCGACGCCGTCAGCGCGGTGTTCGACTTCGGCTCCGAGCCGTTCATTCGCCTGCGCGAAGCCTTCTGGCTCCAGACCTTCGCCGAAGCGGCCCGCGCCGGCCGCTCCCTCATCTTCACCTTCGCGCCCGAGGCCACGGTGGCCCCCGGCTTTCCCGCGCGCGTCCAGGCCACGATCGAACCGTTCGGCGGCGTCGTCGCCTTCATCGCCCTGACCGTCTCGCCAGAGGAACAGGAACGCCGGATCGTCCAGCCCAGCCGCGCCGCCTTCGGCAAACTTCAGTCGATCGATCTGCTACGCCGCCTTCGCGCCGAGTTCGACGCCAGCCTGGCCGCCATGCCGCCCGCCGCGCTGACGATCGACACCGAGGCCTGCGCGCCGCCTCAGGCCGCCGAGCGCATCGCCGCCCATCTGGCCGACCGATAGATCTTCAAACGCCGGGCCCCAGCATCCTGAACCGCGCGCCCGGCAGCATCGGGAACGTCACCAGCGACACCTCCCACAACTCCGCCCGGCTCAGCACCCTGAGCCGCCCGTCTCGCCGCGCCTTCCTCGCACGAAAGCCGATCGACAGCCCGTCCAGCGCCCCGGCGCGCGTCAGGGCGGCGGCGTAGCGGGCCTCGGCGGACCAGTCCTCGATCCGCCCCTCGACCCACAGGCCGCGCTCGTCCTCGACCATGCGGTCCCAGACGCCGACCACCGCTCGGCTCTCGTGCTGATGCAGCATCCGCACCCCGCCTGCGCCGGTCTTCGCCAGACTGTCCTCAAACACCCCGCGCGCGGTGACGTCCCCGTTCAAATCCGCCACGCCCCACAGGGAGGCGTAGCCATGAATCGCCAGCGCCCCTTTCTCCCTCCCCTTCATGGGGAGGGTGGCTGAGCCGTCAGGCGAAGCCGGGTGGGGACGGCTTGGCTGATGAAACGCCAGACCCGACTTGCTCTCCCCGCCCCACCCGTCGGCTGCGCCGACACCCTCCCCATGAAGGGGAGGAAGAAATCCCTGCGCCATCACTTCCCCTCCAGCTGTCGCTCGATCCGCTCGACCGCCGCGCGCACGGCCTCGCCCTGGGCCTCCAGCCGCGCTAGCCGCTCGGCGACCAGTCTCTGCTCGTCCACCCGCTGCTCCAGCGTCGCGATCCGCGCCGCCGCGCCTCCCGCCCACACCAGCCCCCCGACGGTCTGCACCAGCAGGGCCGCGATCAGGGCGACCGGCGCCCTCTTCCAATCCATCACGCCTCCACCCCCGCCATCCGGCGCCGCTCCTCGTCCGTCAGGAAGCTCGCCGCGTTCAGCCGCGCCCACAGCGCGTCGCGCTCGACCTGCAGGGCCGGAACCGCATCCAGATCCGGCTCGATGCGACAGTCCGCAAACCGCCCGCCCAGCCAACCCGTCATCGCCCCGGCCGCCTTCCTCACCAGCGGGATCACCGTCCCGCGCCAGAAGGCCGCGTTGGCCTCGCGATAGTTGGCGTAGGTCGCATCTCCCGGAATCCCCAGCAGTTGCGGCGGCACCCCGAACGCCAGCGCGATCTCCCGCGCCGCCGCGTGCTTGCCGGCGATGAAGTCCATGTCGTGCGGCGTCAGGCTCATCGGTTTCCAGTCCAGCCCGCCTTCCAGCAGCAGCGGCCGCCCGGCGTTCCGCGCCCCGGCATGGGCCTCGCCCAGCTCCGCCTTCAGCGCCTCGAACTGATCCGCCGTCAGGCGCTCCCCGTCCTTGGCGCCATAGACCAGCGCCCCCGACGGCCGCGCCGCATTGTCCAGCAGCGCCTTGTTCCAGGCCCCCGAGGCGTTGTGCACGTCGATGGCGAAGGCCGCCGCCTCCAGCGGCGAAAACCCGTAATGATCGTCCGTCGGATGAAACAGCTTCAGGTGCATGACCGGTGACCAGCCGTCGCCATGCCGCGCAATCCGCACCGACCGGCCGCCGACCGCATACTCATAGGCTTCCGGCCAGCCCGCCCGCCCCGGCACGACCTTCATCCGGTCCGGCCGCAGCGCCCACAGCTCGTCCGGCGCCCCGTCCCCGTCGGCGTCCCCGGTCGCCTCGACATAGGCGTTGCCCGCCGTCTGCAGCGCGCCGTAAAGCGCCTCCATCAGTTCGGCCCCCGACTGCTCGGGATTGGGCTTGTCGATCAGTCGCGCCAGCGGATGGTCCGCCGTCCGCACGCCCCCGACCATCACCATCAGCGGCGTCGAGGCCGCCGCCTCCGCGATCATCCGCACGCAGCGATAGGCCACAGCGTTCTTGCCGAACCCCTCGTCGGCCAGATGGGCATAATCGCGCGGCGTCCACCGCGCCCGCCCCGCCCCCGTCAGGGCGATCAGCGGCCCCGTGCGGCTATCCTTGATTTCAGGCGCAGCAACGCGCCGCCGACCGAACGGTCGTCGCCAATCCAT